GAACTGTGGCTATACTAGGCACAAGTTTACTTGAAGAATACAGGCAATATTTAAGTGTATTCAAAAAAGTTATTGTAGCATTAGACCCTGATGCTTTACCTAAAACAATGACTATGGCTAAAGAATTACGTGGTTGGGTTGACAACGTAAAGATTTTAAGTATAATAGATGACTTAAAGTATGAAAACGAAACTGATATTAACAAACTAAAGGAGATGGCATGGAATTAGCCTTAATAAAAAGTTTGATGGATAGAGACTTCTATAGTGAACATAGAGGTTCTAAATGTCCAGACAGATTATTTAGCAAAGATGTGCGTAAGATTAAGTCAGCTATTGATGATGCAATGGGCAGGTATGAAAGAAGTGTTACCCCTGATGAGATAGAAGCATTATTTATATCTAGTAATCCTACTCTTACGACTTCTCAAAAGACTAGTTATGAGAGTTTATTTAGACAGATTAAAAAAGAAGATACAATGGGTACAGATGTAGCTCAGGAAGTCTTATCTAAATTGTTTCAACAAGTTATAGGAGAAGATATTGCTAATATAGGATTTGATTATGTAAATGGTACTAAGAATAGTTTAGAGCCATTACGTAATATACTAGAACAATATAGTGATGACTTTACACCTAATCTTAATATAGAGTGGGAAGATATATCTATAGAAACACTTTTAGAAAAGAATGATATGGAAGCTAGATGGAAGTTTAATATACCTATACTGTCTAGAAAAGTTGCAGGAGTAAATGCAGGACATCTTATAGAAGTGGGTGCTAGACCTAATACAGGTAAAACATCTTTTCATGCAAGTATGATTGCAGGTATAGGTGGCTTTGCTAGACAAGGAGCTAAATGTGTTATACTCTGTAATGAAGAAGCTGCCCATCGTGTAGGTGCTAGATACTTAACTGCTGCATCAGGTATGTCTGTAGGTGAGATTCGTGGTAATATGATAAAAGCTAGAGACTTATACAGTCCTGTAAGCGATAATATAAAGATTAAAGATGCTACATCTAGAGATATGTCTTGGGTAGAAAGTGTTTGTAAGACATTTAAACCTGATATACTTGTATTAGATATGGGAGATAAGTTTGCTACTATGGGTGGCTTTGCTAGAGCAGATGAAGCTCTAAAAGTAAATGCTATTCATGCTAGACAAATAGCTAAAGAATATGAGTGTGCTGTGTTTTATATGTCACAACTATCTGCAGAAGCAGAAGGTAAAATTATACTTAATCAAAGTATGATGGAGGGTAGTCGTACAGGTAAAGCTGCAGAAGCTGATTTAATGTTACTTATATCTAAAAACCCTATGAAGGGCGAGCATGACGAAGAGGATTTACAAAGACATTTAAATATTGTAAAAAATAAGTTGACAGGTTGGCATGGTATAGTATCATGTGAACTAAACTATGAAGTAGGAAGGTATGAAGAATAATGAAGTTAGTTCTTGATGTAGAAAATACAGTTACTAATCGCAATGGTAAAATGCATTTAGACCCTTTCGAGCCTACTAATTCACTGGTAATGGTTGGAATGCTTACAGAAGACAATAGAGAAATACAGGTAGTGTTTGACCATGCAAAAGAACCTAATACCTTAAATGGTACTAATTTAGTACAGAATACTCTCAATAATACAACATTACTTATAGGACATAATATAGCTTATGATTTAGTATGGTTGTGGGAGTCAGGGTTTACTTATACAGGTAGTGTATTTGACACTATGTTGGGTGAGTATGTTTTACAAAGAGGTATTAAACAATCTCTTAAGCTACAAGACTGTGCTGAAAGATATATGCTTGATACAAAGAAACAAGATACTCTAAAAGAATATTTTAGTAAAGGTTATACTACTAGAGATATACCTTTTGGTGAGCTATCAGAATATTTATCCTGTGACTTACATGCCACTAAACAATTATATGACAAGATATGTAATCGTCTTGTACAACAAGATGGTGTACCGTTAATAGATACAATAAAATTAACAAATGAGTTGTGTCCTGTAATAGCTAAAATATATCAAAGAGGTTTTGCTGTTGATACAAATGCGTTAAATAAAGTGCAACAAGAGTTTGAACAGGAGCAGATACAATTACAAAAAGATTTATCAAACATGGTTAAAGATTTAATGGGAGATACACCTATTAATTTAAATAGTCCTGAGCAATTATCTACTGTTATTTATAGTCGAAAACCCCAGGATAAAGCTACCTGGTCGAGTAATTTTGCACCTAATATGCATACAGCCGACTTTAGAAAAGAGGTAAGTATGAATAGTCAAGTTGTATACAAGACTGTAGCTAAACAATGTAGTAATTGTAAAGGCAAAGGTTATTATACAAAAACTAAAAAAGATGGTAATCCATATTCTAAACCATCAAGATGTTCTTCTTGCGACACACAAGGGTATCATTTTATTCCTACAGATAAACAAGCAGGATTAAGATTTAATGCACCTAAATCTAAATGGATAAGCGCACATGGTTTTAGCACATCTAAAGTTAATTTAGAAGTTTTAGAAAAAGCTGCTAAACAAAAAGGATTAAAGATAGCAGAAGAGTTCTTGTATAAAGTAAGAAGATTAAGTGCAGTAGATACGTATTTATCCTCATTCGTTGAGGGTATAAAGACCCACCAAAAACCTGATGGTAAGTTACATGTAAGACTATTACAACATAGAACTTCTACAGGTAGACTTAGTGGAGCAGACCCCAATATGCAGAATATGCCTAGAGGTGGTACATTCCCTGTAAAAAGAGTATTTAAATCACAGTGGAATAATGGGAAGATATTAGAAGCTGATTTTGCTCAATTAGAATTTAGAGCTGCAGCTTTTTTATCACAAGATAAAATAGCAATGAAGGAGATAGAAGATGGTTTCGATGTTCATGCGTATACCGCAAAAGTTATTTCGGATAATGGGCAGGTTACAACTCGTCAGGAAGGAAAAGCACATACGTTCGCCCCACTCTACGGAGCTACAGGGTTTGGGAGGACAGCTGCTGAAGCAGCGTATTATGAACAGTTCACGAAAAAGTACAAAGGAATCGCACTTTGGCATTCCAGATTGGCTAAGGAAGCTTTAACTACAGGTAAAATTACTACACCTTCAGGTAGGCAATTTGCTTTTCCTGATGTAGAAAGAAGATTACGAGGTGGCATATCACACTTTACACAGATAAAAAATTACCCTGTGCAGTCTTTTGCTACGGCTGACATTGTACCAGTCGCTTTACTTTATATAGAAAAAAGACTCAAAGATATGAAATCTTGTATTGTTAATACTGTACACGATAGTATAGTTATTGACATACATCCACAAGAAGAAGACCAAGTTATTTATATTATTGATGCTACTAATAATGTTTTAGATAGTCTTATAGAAAACAAGTGGAATATAGTGTTTAATGTTCCTTTAGCATTAGAAGCAAAAATAGGTAAGAATTGGCTTGACACAGTGGATGTTTTATGATATAACATAAAAACTTAAAGAAGGAGATATTATTTATGAATGATATTACAAATATTGATACTAACAATTACGCACTAATGGCAAAAGCAATGGGCTTTGCTAGCGAAAATAAAAAGTCTTCTGCAAAAACAGTTGTACTACCTAGATTTAGAATTTGGCATCAACCTATTATGGGACAAGCCAAAGTTAATGGTAAGACTGCTAATGTAGAAGTTGTTGAAGGTGGTTCTTATAGACTTGAAGTACCTTCTAAAGAAGAAGATGGTGAATCAACCTTTTTCTTTGCTAAAACAGCAAAATTTAGAGTCTTTGCACAAAGATTTATGTGGCGAAGATTTGTTGCTAATAAAAATCCTAAACCAAATGAACCCAAAGGTTCTTTCCATAGAACTTTAATGGCAGATAGTTTGTCTGCAGATTTAAAGGATAACATGGGTGGTTTTAACTGTGGAAAGCCGTCAGGTTATGTTAAAGACTTTAAGGCACTTCCTCAAAATATGCAAGACTTACTTAGACAAATAAGAAAAGTAAGAGTCTTGTTTGGGTATGCAACTTTAATTGATTCTGTTGATTCAGAAGGTAAACCTATTAAAGTAGATACTCAACCTGTAATATGGGAAATAGATAATCGAAATGCTGTAGCACATATGGGTGAAGTATTGACTCAAATAGATAAAAAGCAAAGATTGCCTATTCAACATACTATAAGTCTAGTAACTGAAAAGAATGAATTGCCTAATGGCACCAGTTACTATACACCTAATGCTCTTGTTGATTTTAATAAGTCATTAGATATAACAGACACAGACCAATCTAACTTTAAAGACTTTATGGAGTATATTAAAAATTATAATGAATATATTAATACTCAATGGTCAGAAAAATCTGCAGATGCACAACCATCTAAAGATGATATGAAAGTTGTTGAGTCTTTTGTTGACATTGATGATACGGAAGTAGCATAATGCAACACCCTGCTGAACTGTCTTTACACTCCTATATGGATAAAGCCTTAAACGGTAAAGCATCTGTCGCACCCTCAACTCTAAAGCAAATCTCTAAAGACGTGGCTGATGCAGTGAAGAGACAGTTTGGTGGGGAAAAACGCGATAAGTTTAAATTACGTATGTCAAACGTAGGTAAGCCAACTTGTCAACTGTGGTTTGAAAAAAATAAACCTGAAACAGCTTTACCTTTTCCTAGTAATTTTTTAATGAATATGTTAATAGGAGATATAGTAGAAGCTATATTTAAAGGTTTATTAACAGAAGCAGGAGTTAAATATGAAAACTCTGATTCTGTAATACTTGAAGTAGATGATACTCAAATAACAGGTACATATGATTTAGTCATGGATGGTAAAGTTGATGATGTTAAATCAGCATCTGATTGGTCATACAAATATAAATTTGAATCTTTTGATTCGTTAAAAAGTGGTGATGCTTTTGGTTATATAGGACAATTAGCAGGTTATGCAAAAGCATCAGGTAAAAAACCTGGTGGTTGGTGGGTAATAAATAAGGCTAATGGTAAAATAAAATATATTTCAGCTGAAGGTATTGACATTAATAAAGAAGTATCATATATAGAGAATACTGTTAAAACATTAAAAGATAATAAATTTAAAAGATGTTTTAGTGTAGAAGATGAATTGTTCAGAGGGAAACCTACTGGAAATAAAGTCTTATGTAAAACTTGTGCATTTTGTAGCTATAGGTTTGAATGTTGGAAAACATTAGAAGAAAAACCTTCAATGGTATCAAAAGCAAAAGAACCTAAGATTATGCCGTATATCAAGCTAAAAGGAGAACTTATATGAAAGAATATAAATTAGATGATATGGAAGAAATGATTAAGGAAAAAGAAAAAGAACTCTTGGAACTTAAAAAAGAATATAGAGAACGTAGAACAGAGGGTTTACGTAATGCATTAGAGCAACGTAAAGAAGCTGAAAAATTAGTAAAAGAAGAAATGGAAGCCCTAGGCTATGGACATAGGTCCTCTTCAAATTATCCTTTTAAATTCTACTTTTAATGTCTGCGTATAGTGCTACTAGAATGGCACGTAAGAATGGGTATAGGAGTGGTTTAGAGGATAAAGTTGCTACTTATCTTATAAAACAAAACGTAAATTTCCTATATGAAAAAATTAAGATTGAGTGGGAAGACCTCGCATATCGCACCTATACCCCTGATTTTATTCTTAACAACGGAATAATAATAGAAACTAAAGGAAGGTTTATCGCATTAGATAGAAGAAAACATCTTGCTATCAAAAAACAACACCCTGATTTAGATATAAGATTTATCTTTACAAATAGTAAAAATAAGTTACGTAAAGGGGCTAAGTCTTCATACGGAGAATGGTGTATTAAATATGGCTTTAGGTACTTTGATAGAATAATACCTGAAGACTGGTTAAAAGAAAAGGGTAGTAAAAATTACCCTAAATTTATAAAGTATAAAAATAAAAAAATAAGGAGATAACATGCGAATAACTAATGAAGATTTCTATATACAGCTTGTACCTGATTTAGATAAGAATAAAAATTGGTTAGGTACATTACAAGTTAATATTGTTACATCAAATACAAATCCTGTAGATGATGATGGATACAATCAAATATTTCATTTATGTCAACTAATAGCTTCAGTTGTTCCATACATGGATGATAATCCTAATATTATACCTGAGTTAGAAAAGTATATGAAGATAGAACACGAACAAGCTTTACCTGAACTAAAAGTAGTTAGTAAAAAAGGTAATGTAATAAATTTAAACTTTAAATCTAAAACTAATGGGAGTGCTTAATGGCTGCATCAATAAAAGAAATGATAGACTTTGAAAAAGGTTTAGATGATATGGTTAATCATCCACCACACTATAATCAAAAAGGTATAGAGTGTATTGATGCTATAGAAGCTGCTACAGATAAAGGTTTTGAGTATTACTTGCAAGGTAATATAATTAAATACCTGTGGAGATATAGATATAAAAATGGCATAGAAGACTTAAAAAAAGCACAATGGTATCTAAATAAATTAGTAAGGATTAAAAATGGCAGTAAGGATTAAAGTATTAATGACTATTAATATTGATGAATCTGAGTACCCAATGCCAGTCGATGAAAGAGTTGACGAAGAAGTAGAAGATGCTTTAAAAGAGTATTTTCATGACATAGAAGGAATGAATGTTAAAAACATTAGAACAATTATGGAGAACGTATGAGTAAAAATGATATAGTTTTACCCACAGACTATCAAAACTTTATAGCATTATCTCGTTATGCTAGATGGATACCTGAAGAAAAAAGAAGAGAAACTTGGTCAGAGACTGTAGATAGATATTTAAATTATATGCAAGACCATTTAGTATCAAAACATAATTTTGATGAAGTTATATTTTATGAATTAAAAGATAAACTGCATAATGCTATTGTAAATTTAGATGTTATGCCATCTATGAGAGCTTTAATGACAGCAGGTAAAGCACTAGATAAGTGCAATGTAGCAGGATATAACTGTTCATATTTACCTGTAGATAGTCCAAGAGCATTTGATGAAACTATGTCTT